ATCAACAACCTGCTTCTCGTATTGCTTCTCTGCTAGAAAATCGCTCTGCTGATCGTTAAGTGCTTGCTGCTTTGAATCCGCATCAATCAGATTTAGATTGGTCCGCATTACAGTGGGATCAAACTTACTTGTGTTAGTCGCAACTTCGCGTTGGAACTGGGTATTCGCAAGTCTACCCAGCTGGCCAGGAGCAAATCGAACTACGCTTGATTCAGACCCACTCGATCCGTCTTCGGTCACCACGCCTTTTGAGCCGTCGGCGTTGGTAACGGTAATGGCGTACCCACCACCGTCAAGTGCTTCTACGCTGGTTGCTTTTGAGCCTTCAGGTAGGTTCCCGTACTGCGTGGCGAAACCCAAAACAATTTGCTCTGCAGCGCCGAATCGATCACTACCTCTTCCCGCAGCGATGTCTGCATTTATCTTGTTGTAATTAAGGCTCATGCGGTCTTGAGCAATGTAGCCGCCAACATCTAGTGTCTCGTAGTACCTATCGTTAGTGGCTGTTACAGCTTCTATTCCAGCTTTTTTAGCATCCCGAGCTTCTTTAGCGTTTAGCCGAGTGTTTTGGTCTTTGTTATACACATCATTGATGTTGAACTGGCGAACGCTCTCGTCGTACGACTGGTCGTACTGGCGCCTCTGCTCGTCGAATTTATCTCGATTGAGTTTGTTAGTCGTTCGTTGTTGATTGAACGCCATTGATGTCTGCGCACCGCCTAAAATACCTTCTAAAAGGGACATAAAATTCTCTCTTTAAAATGCCAGTGCCATAATTGCCATCGAGCCCAACGAACCGAGTGTGCTGTACGTCTGAGCTTTGGAAGCAGCCTTGGCTGAGTCATATGCGTTCTTTCTTTGCGTAGCGTTCGCTGCCGCAGAGCCCATCTGGTTTAGGGATGATCTATTCACGCCTTGGCCTATATTGATTAGATCAGCGAGTTTTCGCTGGTTTAACTCATCCTGTGCAATCGTCGCGTCGTTGACCGATTGGATCGCGCCGAGGGTATTAGCCCGCTCTAGGCCGCGAGTTTGCTGCTGAATTTGAGCGGGAGTAAGTTGCGCTCCGTAACGGCTAGCATTACGGTCAGAAATGCCCTGAGCCAGCCCTGATGCAATACCTGCGTTCTCTCTTGCAGATTCAATAAGGGACGTGTCAGTTTGCGACTCTTCGATCATTTGTTCCTCGAAGTCGCGGTAGTTGTTCACGTAATCTAAATATTCTTGTCGAGTTATGTTTGCATATGTTTTGTCAGGGTCACTTACGGTTGGCAAGCCTAACCCATTCGTACTACTCGTAGAGAAGCTGCCTGGGTTTACAATGCCAAGCCCTTGACCTCGACCTATCTGCATTGCGCGACTTGCATCTTCTTTCGTCACGCCTATCATTGGATTTGCTATAGTCATCATCCGCCCCCAAAGATATCTGAATAACCTAAACGGTTACCAAAACCGGACACTTTATTTCCAGAGTCATCCACAGGACTGAAAAATGAGCCTTTGACTGTCTCTGGCGCGCCTGGCCCCGCCTGTCCTTTTGGCATAGCGCCTTCTTTTGTGCCTTTAGTGCCCATGTTGCTTAGACCTTGCGACAACGCGGCTCCCGCCACCTGGCCAACTGCGGTCATCTTAGCGTTAGCTACATCCTGCTTGTTCTTCGCTCTACTCAGGGCCTCAGAGGTGGAAAGGTTTGCGGCCTGAGCCATGCCAGATTGGGCGTCTGAGGCTTGGCCTCTAGCGGTACCCAGTACATTCATTTGCTGCTGGTTTCGTATCTCTTCGGCGGCTTTATCCGCAGCGCCCAATTGCCCCTGATAACCTGTTGCCAAGCCTTCGGCACCCTGACCAGTTAACGACTGTTGCGCTAGAGGGCCGGTGGTAAGCGCCTGCATAGTGTCGGCATTAGCCCGCCCGCGCAGTTTTTTATCAACCTTGTCAGTCAGCGATTCATCTCGCATCTTTTGTAGCAGCGGATCGTACTTCTCTTTGAAGTACTTATACTCAGCCATCGCAACAGAAGCCGACGCTTTCTCGCCTTCTGACGCTTCGTAATCTTTTTGTTTTGGTTTGCTTCCCATTACACTTCTCTCGTATAAACAATGGTGTCTAATTCCCAACCTTGTGAAAGTATGTAGTCTTTCAGCTCGGGGACTGCTGACCTGACTTCCATTTTTACAAAACCTTGTTGTCTTGCTTGCCCAGCAAAAAAATCCTGGTGCTTGGTTACCAGGTTCATGCCTCGCTTATAGGCCCAAGCCAGCCAGATCAACATTGTTCTCTCCCCAGTAAACGTGTCCGTTTCGCCCGTTGTCACAACAAAACCATGTTCTGTTGTCCATAACGTAGCTGCTCCAGACTCGCATGCTGCGTACACATCACCTGGTGTAAATGTCAGCATGAGATTAGCGTCTAGAATTTCTTGTATTGCTGGAAGCACCCACTGCGCATTGCAGGTGATGTCCGTTGCAATAGGGTCGCTAACCGCCCATGCCATATCTGTTACGTCTTGTGCGCCATGCGCCTGAACTTCCACCATATCGAACCTTCCTGGCTACGCCTGTGTCCGCGCCTCGAGCCTTACGCTCTGCGTTTTCTACACCTTGGCTGAATAATTGGCCGTACACGCTCGCGCCTTGTAGATCCGACCAATCTTTATTGGGAATCCGCAGGAGTCTAAACAGAGCGCCGTTGATTATTGTGTCTCGGTAATCGTTCATTACGCTGTCGTCGCACGCCGTGCTTGTGTGGGTCGGCTTCAAGACGGCTCGGATAATTGTGCTTGAAACGCTTGTGACAGTAGGTACGGGGGCTAACCACACTAAAGAAGGGCTCTGCTGAACGTAGTATTCAGGCACGCCATTACCTTCTCGCCATTTGGGCAGGCGTTGCTCTAAAAGTGCCGATGTAAGTGGTTCGATGTCTTTGCCCGCGTGGGTCACCCACAAAATCCTCTGGACCGTCGTGCCTGCTGGGGCCTCGAGGTCATACTCGTAGATATTTGCGACGGTGGTTAGCGGGTCAAGCTCGGCTTGGTATGCGCTAGCTTTTTCACACAGCTCGATAACCGCTGACCGAATATTATTCTCAATCAGCGTGTCAGGGCACCCTGGAACCATAGGTAGTATTTCAGGGAGTAGCGTCTCATAAGAAATCGCCATTTTTTATGCTCCCATAGGGGCTCTTCGTTCCATATTCGGGTTGGTTACCGCATCGATTTGGCCCTTACCTGTTACAGAAGGAGTAAAGAGCTGGAAATGGCTTGAGGCGCGCTGCTGGTTACCAGCGTATTCGGCGTCCTTCATATAAGCCATGTACAACACGTAGTTCAAAACGGCATTGGCGAAGATATCGGGAATCGATAAGTCGCCGCCCTGCGTGACAGCAGTTGGGTTAGAGCTGTAAACAATCTCTAAGAAAGCGCTACCGTTAACTCCAGGGTACACGTAGAAGTTTCTCGGATTTTGCTCTTCGTACACGTAATGCTTAATGATATTTGTGTGAGCTGCGTCTCCAGATACTGTGGGGTCATGCCAGTCAGGGGTTTGACCATTCAATACTTCCGCGTCGACAAGACGTACCGCGCGCTTACCTGTGCCGCCTGACGCTGCTGACATGTTGCGCACAACCTTTAGAAGGCGGTTACCGCCAGAAGGGATAGACTGCTTCGTGCCGGTGGCTAGAGTAATAGTCTCGTTAGTCGCACTAGCGTCTGGCTTCAGTAAAGCAATCTCACGCTGTGCGTCGTTAATCCACAAAACCAACTCGCCAACAACTGGCCATCTGACGCCCGTAGTGTCTTGTAGTACTGTCTGTGCTCTATCAATGACGCTTTGAACTGTTACTGACATCGTGTTTTACCTATGAGTTAAGTATTGATTCCCAAGCGGCTTCTCGGGCGTCGCTGTCGATCGTTGTGCCCATCGCTTTGTTTACTGCTGTAGCTTTGGGGTAACCATCGGCTTTGAAATTCTTTGGGTCACCTTCGTCCATCATTTTCTCAAGGCAGGTGACTAAATCTGCGTCTGGTTGTACAGCTATCTGTACTTCCAAGACTTCTTCGAACTCAGCAACCTCGGCTGCCTCTTCTTCAACATACTTGGCGTTGTATTCTTTAGCGCCCATCTGGATCGCTAACAAGCCTATTTCGTCTGCAATTTCGCGGGGTACACCGGCTTCGAACAACACGACGGTTCCGCCAAGGGTTGCCACTCGTAATGGCTCACTGCTTACAATCTTCATGATTAATACCTTAAAAAAGAAAGCCCCCTCCGAAGAGAGGGCGATAGTCTTACTGTGCGGAGTCTAGAGCGATGATGCCGAAGTCCTGTACAGAGCCACTGATGTCGCTGTTGTACTTAGGCTTACGGAGACCAAAGATCTTGCCTACGCTGATACCAGACTGGTTGCCATAGTCGAAAGTATCTTCAACCATTTCAGGCAGACCGATGTCAGCCAGGGCCAGAGCCTGAGCACCACAGAACAGAGCACGTCCGCCAACTACGTCAGCGTCAGCACCCCACTTGTAGCCAGCTGCGCCAGCGTTAGAGGAAGTACCAGTAGTTGCACCAGAAGTGTTAAACACATGGCGGAACTCGTGGATCATCACGCCATCAACCATCAGGCTTGAAGTACCAGCGAACAAGCTGTTGCTTGATCCACGTACACCAGCGTTACGGACGTTAGCGATGAAGTCAGTATCGAGCTTCAGGTTAGCCATCTGCTGTGGAGTTACAAACATGTGGAAAGTTTCCTGGTTACCAGCACCACGAATACCACGGATGTAGTTGTCTTTAGCAAAAGCCTTCAGGTTAACGATGTGCTTGTAGCCAAGGGTGTCGCTATTGGTTACAGCAGTAGTGTCACCAGCTGACAAGCCAGTGCCGTTGATTCGCAGGTGACGATCTGAAGTAGGGGCAGATACGTCAGAAGCAAACTCAAGGTCAACCAGCTCGTGCCCAGCAGAACCAGAAACAGTTCGCAGGCCGCCGTTGTTCTTGTGAGTGTAAGCAACGCCAGACATAGACAAAAATGCCAGCTGGTCGCAGCGGTCAGCCATTGCATAAGCAAGTGCGTCACGAGATTGCTCACGGAAGTTAACAACAGTCTTCTGGTCGGTCATACGGCCAGCGATGCGGTTAGCAAAACGCAGCTGATCTAGCTCGATGCTGATGTCATACGCGCGGAGGGCTTCTTCGTTGCCTTCCAGAGTATTGTCACCAGTGATACCGTCACCAGTCATGTCAGCAAGCAAAGTGATGTTAGCTTTGGTGCCTTTTTGGTTTTTAGTCAGTTCAGTTACGCGCTGTACCATTGCGTTTGAACCAGTACCAGCGAACTGGTTGATGAAAGATTGGTTGCGAGCTACTTTCCAGAAGTCGCGGCTCCAGGCTTGGAGTTGGTCGCCAGTAAGCGTACCGAAATTTGTTAAAGCCATGATGGGCTCCTAATTAAATGGGTTAAATAATTTTGTGGCACACGCCACTTACTCAGCCGACTTTAGGAGCGGCTAATCCGTATCTACGTATCGTGTAGCAACGAACTAGCGCTTATTAACGAGGCGCGACCTCGGCAGGTTTTACGCCTTGTGCAGGCGAGGGGTACGTTTTTTACGGCTACGGGCCGACCAGTTATCGTACTGATAGACGTATAAATCATATTAGTACAGCTAATAATACAATGCAACAACTATCTGTGACGTGCAGTTTTCTTAGCTATTTTCTTGGGCTGCTTACTAACTTGCTTACCAGCTCTAGTGTCAGCGCGCTTCTTTGCGCTGGTCTTGGCGTACTCTTTCTTGCTCAACGCGTCACGAGCTGCTTTGGGTAAGTACCGTTCACCCGTAGCCTTCTTGCCTTGAGTGCTGTTCTTGCCAGACTTAGTGCCCCATTCCTCGCTAGTCCACTTAGACAGGGACTTCTGAGCCTTGGTCTTCGGCCCAGAGTAGCCGCCGCCTGACTTTTTATAACGCTGCGTGGCAAGTTGTGCTTTGCGCGCGCTCCATTGTCCAGGTTTACCGCCTTTTGACCCCGCCTTTACAGCGGCGACGATGCGTTTCCATTTAGGTTCGTCACTTCTAGCCATTACACCACCACCTCTAGCGCGGTCTCGATCCAGACCTTAGCCCCGCAGGAGAGGGGCTTGTCTGGGCTGTACACGACGATGGCAACAACTTCGCCATCGGCATTGACTATCTCTGCTTTGTTAGCCTTGCGGTTAACTTTATAGTCCTTGATGGTCAATACCGGCTCGTCTGCACCTTTATTGTTAGC